ACTACGGTGGAGCCAAGCTTAAATGTTACGAAGCTGCGGTTGAGTCTCTCAAGGAGCAACCCTTGCAAGACAGAGATTGTATGGTCAAGACCTTTACGAAGGATGAATATTGTAAGCCGGGCGGAGCGCCTCGTGCAATTCAACCTCGTAGTCCACGGTTTAATGTCATTTTAGGTCGTTACATCAAGCACGTTGAGCATAAAGTGTTTGAGGCGATAGACAAGGTATATGATGCAACTGGTTCACATAGGACCGTAGCAAAAGGAATGAACATGGCTGAACGTGGTGAGACCATTTCCCACATGTGGAGTTCATTCTCTGATCCAGTTGCAATAGGGTTAGACGCTTCTCGATTTGATCAACATATCAACCAAATGCTCCTAGAGATAGAGCATAGCATTTACCTTCAGGTTTGCGGCACCGACCCAAGTTTGCCCAGCCTAGCTTCGATTTTAAAAGCACAAAGAGTTAACAATGGAGTCTATAAAGGACCCGATGGAAAGATTGCCTACACGGTTGAAGGCAATAGAATGTCAGGCGACATGAATACCTCTCTAGGGAACGTTATTATCATGTGCTGTCTTATGCATTCTTACTTAACATCGAAAGGCCTTATTAGTTGTGCCAAGTTACTTAATGATGGCGACGATTGTGTGCTAATCATGGATCGAAGAAATGTTGATAAATTTAAGGAAGGGATGGAAGAATGGTTTGGACGTGTAGGGATCACTATGCAGTATGACGGTGTTTATGACTCGTTGGAAAAGGTTGAATTTTGTCAATCTAGGCCAATCAAAGTCAATGGATCGTACTGTTTAGTCCCCAGACCCTCTAAACGTCTATACTCCGACTTGTTCACATCCAAGAACATCACCTCGCGGAAAGTGTACCATAAAATGTTAGGTGCAAAAGGTGATTGTGGTCTTGCAATGAGTTCTGGAGTACCAATTTTCCAGTCGTTTTACTCATGGTTTTGTCGTTCAGCAAAACCATGGAGACCGGAAGAAGGAAACTACTACTGGCATTACCGGCAAGAACTTGCAGCCGGAATGGAGTCACGGAAGTCCCCAGTAACGTGGGAGACCCGAATTTCCTTCTATCATGCTTTTGACATAACACCTCAGGAGCAAGTCTTACTAGAAAAGTATTACGACACTAAGGAGCGCCTTATATATAGTCGTCCGTTACTAACATACCACGTGGGGATTGATCCGATGCAAACGGTTGCACCCCCAGAGCAGGCAGATGGAAATCCGCCTGTTGTTTATCATGCCTAATTTAGGAAGTCGCGATAGAATACGTTCGAAATGCGCCCGCCCTGGAAGGAGAGTCCAATCACTGATTACGGAACCAAAAGCTCAATGTGCCCTTAGAGCTTAGAGTTACGCTTGGTTGGACGTGGGAGACCTATTTAGGTCAGGTTATCAGTTCAAGTGCCCGCGTAAGGGGAGACGATCCCCCAGAAAGTTTGAACTGTTGGGCAATACGGAATTTCGGACTGATGTATCCGACTTTCTTAAATTACTACATTCCTAATACTCAACTATCCAAAACAAAACAAAACAAGAAAACTATTTCTAACACAAAACAAATAAACAAAACAGTCCCAAAGATCAACACAGTCAAGGATACTCTTCATATTACTCACCGAGAATATGTCAATCCTGTTGATTTGTACAATAGCAGCATAGGATATTCTATTGCGGATGCTGGTTCACCCACCAATTCTGGGTACAGCTCCACTAGACCATACAAATACTCAATTAACCCAGGCGATGGAGCCGTCTTTCCATGGCTATCTGGGATCGCAGCGCGATTTGAGAAGTATCAGTTCAAGAATATCACAATCCATTACAAGCCGAGTTGTCCTACAACTACTCCTGGTGGATTAGCCCTTGTTGCTAACTACGACCCTTCAGATTCTGTCCCCGTCTCACGCTCTGAACTTTTCAACTTGGAAAGTGTTGCAAGAGCTGCCGTATATGACGAGATGCAACTGAAGATCAAGAACTCTGCTCTATCCAGTTGGAGGTACGTCCGTACTACCAATTCAGCTGGAGTTGACCCTTTCGAGCTCCGAACTATGGATGCCGGTTATTGGTGTTCGTGTTTAACGAACACTACAGCTGATATTCAATTCGGTGATTTGTATGTTTCATACTCAATCGAGCTTAAGGGTCCTAAGCTTTCTGGGTCCACTGCGAAGTGTTCCCACCACCATTTTATCGTTGATACTCGTGATCGAGCATCATTCGATGGGAACACAGTTCAAAATGTTCCGTTTGCTCTTACTAATGCAGAAGGGCAACAATTCCTTTCGTATGAGCCTACACCTTACACCAGACCGTTGGTGCTTAAGGCTGCAGATATCGGTAAGGAGGATGAACATTATCAACACAGCACGTCAACTCTTAAGACGAGCTGGTTCCATAATGGGCAAGAAGGCTGGGAGCTTGACGGATTCGGATATCCCGGAGGAATGACTCAAATGAGATTTGATGAGCCATTCAGTGGGATAATGCACGTCCAGACCAATGTTCTAGATGGTGTCGCAGGTGGTGGTGTACCACGAGTCAACGCTGTGACCCGACCAGCAGGAGAGGACCTTGTACGTCCAAGAGCAGGAGTTGCTATGATACAAGGCCCTGCAGCTACAGATACCCGTTTAACTACTTACTCCGTTAAAGCTAATGCTGGAGAATGGTTAGATTGGGGATTTAATGCTACAGGTACTGCTCTCCAGTGGGCCGGTGATATTGCTGCTACCTTTGCTGAGGTAGCTCCGGACTTAATTGCAGCAGGTCAGATCTTAGGTCTGTTGCTTTAATTATTTGATTAAAGAAGGGGTAGCATAATACCCTCAGTTGACCGTTAACTGTAAATTATGTATTCTTGTAAGTACTACTTACATGGCTAGCTCCCAATATCTTGATTGGCGAGATGGAAGCCAAATGCAACTACACAATGTGATGCCGTCCACTTTATTGGCAAAATGTGGAATAAAACCCTGAGACGATCAGAAAAGAGTATTCGTAGAACTCCAGTAGCATGACTGGTTGGACAACCCCCTACCTTAGACCGTAAGCAATTGCACAACTTAGTGAATTGTTATAAGTCGACAGTTGGTAGGCCACAAAATAGTTCGCTGTAACGCTCGATCAGTACGACGTCAACAATCGGGACACCTAGACCGGTGGCCATTGATGTGTAGCATTCCATCCCGCAAGGTCTCTTTTGAGGTTGAGCACCTTTGTAACTAGCATGCTTGATGTTACATCCCAGTCACTAGGACGTTGCTGTCCGAGCCACCTGTAACGGTGGAAGTCGTTTCTCG